ACTTTGGGAACACCCCCCCCTGTTAAATAACTTAAAGCCTTGAAATAGCCTGATGATTAAAGTTGGAGCTAGACCAAATTACTTATGCATATTTATTTGCAAGCCGGGGCGTAAACACTCATGCTATAATTATTTTAATATAAGGAATTGGAGTCATGATAGATTTAACTATACTAGTCTGTAGTGTCCACACTAGGTACAATACATTCTTACCACAAATACAAAAGCAATTGTTTGATCAGTACGCTGCACTATCTGACTATGATCAAGAGCGTGTAGAGATAGTAGTACTTACTGATAATAAAAAGATTATGCTAGGCCACAAGCGCAATCTGTTAGTTGAAATGGCACAAGGTAAATATGTAGTGTTTGTTGATGATGATGACCGCATTGCTGAGGACTATATTAGTACACTACTTAAGGCTACAGAGTATGATGCAGACTGTATATCATTTACAGCTGAGGTTAGTTTAAACGGTGAAGCTCCTAAGTTATGTTACTACTCTAAGGATAATCAAGCGGACTACAATACATCAGATGCATACCTTAGAATACCTAACCATATATGTTGTGTTAAGCGTGACGTATCACTTAAGTCTAGTTTCCCCAATGTCTTATACGGTGAGGATGCAGGATATAGTAAAGTATTACTACCAAACATTAAGACAGAATACAAGATTGATAAGGTTCTTTACTATTATGATTACAATCATGCAACTACTGAGACTCAAACATGGCGTAACAATCAGATCAAGCGTAGGGATGTTAAGCCTATAGTTGATGTAGTTATACTGTCTAAAGCGGACCAGTATACAGAAATGATGATGACCCAACGTGCTATAGACAGTTGTATATCTGGTGCTAATGGGCTTGCTGTTAACGTAATAGTTTTAGAGGGTGGAACGGCATATTATGAGAATGCCCTGACTATTTCAAAGAATGGTGAAGCCTTTAACTACAATAAGTTTGCTAATGAGGGTGGGGAACTAGGCCATGCAGAATGGCTTATGATAGCCAATAATGATCTTGAATTTCGTGACGGTTGGCTACATAACCTTATTGCAGCAGGTAATGATGTTGTAAGTCCACATGAGCCTAACGATCCACGCCAAACAGACATTACAGAGAATACATTAGGGGACGTGTGCGGTAAACACTTCTCTGGGTGGTGCTTTATGATCAAACGTTCTCTGTGGCGTGCAATCAAGGGTTTCGATACAGATGTTACATTCTGGTGTAGCGATGACGTTGTTATTGAGCAGGTAAAGGCTAAAGGTGTAATGCCTATGATTGTCAAAGACTCAATAGTAGAACATCTTGTATCTGCTACCCTTAGAAAGCAGTCTGACGAAACACAAAATGATCTTAAGTGGCGTAATGTATATATATTCAATAATAAGTACGGTAAAGATAAATTTAATGATCACCCTGAGTATATTAAATGGGTAAAGGAACATTCTAATGAAACTTCAAACGCTAGGGCTTAAATACAATACAGACAAAGCTACATACCATGAGTATCTAGACTTCTATCAAGCTAACCTGCCTAAGAGTAACTTTACAGGTAGATTACTAGAAATAGGCGTTATGGACGGCGCTAGCATCAGTATGTGGCGTGAGTACTACCCAAAAGCTGAAATTGTCGGAATTGATATATACGATAAAAGTCACCTTAGTATTGAGGGTGTGACTATTTTACAGATAGATGCTACTAATATTGCCGCGCTGCAAACACTTGGTAACTTCGACATTATTGTTGATGATGGTAGCCATATGACAGCAGACCAACAAATTAGCCTATTTTGGCTTTACTTTAACCAACTAAATGCAGATGGTTACTATGTATTAGAGGATCTGCACACTTCTTTAATGCCTAACTACATTAATAGTAGCCTTGACACTCTTAAGATGATTGAACGCCTAGGACTTAAGGCTAAACACTACCGGCGTGACCCTAATCTAGTAGATAGCATGACAGCTATTATAAAGGCCGGGCAATGAAAATAACTGCTACAGTTATGGCGCACCCTAAGCGCAAATTACAAGCTGAACAACTATTTTATACATTAAAAAACTACCCTTTTGTTAATGTATCAATTACATATGATGAAATTAATGAGGAATGGCACACTGGCAAACGTGCATTGCTAGACGGTATTGGATCTGCAGACTGGCACGTAGTAATACAGGACGATGCAATATTATGCCCTATGTTTTATATCAATTTAGAAAATGCCATATCCGCGCTTAGTGAAAAAACGCTTATTTCGCTTTATACCGGTACTGCTAGGCCATTAGGCGGTAAAGACGGTAGAGTTACCGTAGCAGTAGCTAATTGCCCTGATGGTGGGTGGTTGAGACACCATCAACTGTTCTGGGGTGTCGGTATTGCAATTCCTACAGACCATATTCAACCAATGCTTGAATTTGTAGAAAATATAGAACTGCCATACGATAACAAAATAGGTGAGTTCTATTGTCAAAATGGTTTACCCGTCTACTACTGCATACCGTCACTTGTTGATCATGATGATGATCTAGGCACGCTAATACCTGGACATGGTAAAGATATTGATATTGAACCACGTAAAGCCCACAAGCTAGCTGCAGACTTAGTTAATTGGGGTAACATGAAAGTATATATATGAGCGTACCGGGATTTGAATCATTTAATGTAACCAAGATTGTATTTCTACATGACTGTAGGATGCTAGGCAAGAACACAAAGACACCAAGATCATTAATTACTGACAATGATGGAACTTACATAATTGGTTATAGGCATTGTTGCCCGTTCTGTGATTACGTGGCTGATGACTTAATACCCGGCAAGGGCATAACCTTTAATGATGACGGAACTTATACCGTTGACCTGTCAATTGTAGACAAAATGCGATAAACACGTAATCTCATATTGTGCGACATGCCATTTTTTAAAGTTTTACGGGGTAATATGCTTCTTTTTGTTCCAATCTCTACGGCTAATTTGGTTCTGAATACGCTTGACTTTGATATTAACTTTTGCTAGGTCTACATCACAATCATCAAACGCTATGTCTACTAATGGTACACCATATTCATCTAGGTGTTTACGCTTAACCCATATCTCCGCGCTAAGTCCTAGTTTCTCTGACCATACAGTTGCCCAATCATGGCCACTACCGGACCATATAACCATTTTGTGACCCATTGCTTCGTGCCATCTAAAAATAGATATGGTGTCATAGTTAGGTGTGTCCCTGCCTGAGCCAGTGGCTACTGCAGGGACAATTAGGGTATCGTCAACGTCAAATGCTACTATCATGATTTTTCTTCTCAAAGAGTTTTGAACCTAATCTAGGTGCTAAGTGGGGGAAAATCTTAATTCTTAATTTAGCTGCATACTCTTTAATAGCTACATCCTGTTTCTGCCTAAACTCTTTGACTAACTTGGTATATTCATCATCCCTGGATTCGCAAACCGTACATGCGACTTGAAAACTTTGGTTTCCTGTTTCGTCATGCATAAGTATTGTCGAACGATCTATACTGACTTCACAATCACAAGTATCACAAAAGTATTTAACGGCCATTAAACCCACCTTTCATAGCTTTACTAGCAAACACACGCCTACCAAAAATGTAAACGGTGAATGTGTTATCAACTTTCCATATGAGCAATAATCTACGCCTATAGTAATAATGCTTGGATATATAATCTAGCTGTTTTAGGTTTCTAATGTGGCTGTCTGATATAAACATTACTCTTGCTCCTGGTAGATATTGCTGCTCCATAAGATTATAGGGGCTTTGTGGCGGCGGTACGATGCAACATACTTACCTGTAGATCTAATCATACCAGATCTATGTGCTGATTGCATAATAGCGCCAAGTGCCCTGGGTTCTGCAGTGTGTATACCCTGTTTAGCTAGAATATCCCATAACTCATCAGTAGTAAAAGTTTCTTTAGCTTTAGCCAGTTGAACTAGTGCAGAACTTGCCGCTCTCTTCCAGACAGTATTAGCGTGCTGATAGCTTGCTTCAATACCTGATTGTTTAGCACGTTCTGCTTGATCAAATAATGAGCGCTTCTTTTGTGGGCTTATTTTAGGTAATGCAATAAACATAATTAGATTCTCCTTGATCTACTCAATTACAGTTAACGTCTTAAATGCTTCAACTAGCAAAGTGGTATTTGCTGCACAATAGTTTTCAAACTTTCTTAGATCTACCATGTGCATAAAGGTGCTTTGCTCATTAGTGCTATAGCAAACAATTGGGGCTGTGGTTTCTGTAGCTAATCTTAGTGTCACAACTGCTATGTCTAGGGTGGGGGCTGTAATCCACCATGTGCTACTCATAATGCCTAGTTTGTATTTATTCATGATTCTTCCACTTTTCTAAGACTATCTTGTAAGTATGCAATAACTATATGTTGAGCTACTTTCATTTGACCTTGCAGATTTGCATATAACTGGATATTGCCACTAGCAATTAAAGTTACAAGTTCTAATTGCTCTACTGTTAATTTCAAGCCGTACACGTCTTCGGCGTACTGTTGAATCCTAAGCATTGTTATCATCCTTATATATCTTACTTAGCCATAAGGCTTGCTTGGTGGGACGGTCTAGGCGCTCTATGATTCCGCTTTTGGCTGCACGTTTGAATACGCCGCCTAATACAGAGTAGTCGCTTAGTCCTAGTCCCATTACTTCCATGCGATGCTGTAGCATGTCTGCAACTATGTACACGTTTCGTTCGGCTAGGCTTTCTAAAATAGTTTCTGCTAGTGTGCGCCATGATTCAGTACGTGTATTGATAGCATTTGGCTTTTTATAAAAAACTAAGTCATGAGCATCAAAATTAAACTTTTCATGAAATCTATCATAAGGCTTATCAAACTTTACGATTATGCCTAAATGACCTGGTTCACTCTTAACCACAACTCCAGTCTCTTCACCATTGAAAGCAGTAAAGTCTTGCATTCTGCAGATTATGCGGACTGGTGTACCAACTGGGAACATATCATATGTATGCAGGGTAGTATTATACCTTTCACGAACTTCACGATTTCCATCTGCTACTGATTTAAATTGTTTATTCATTCTGTTTCTACAACCCATGCATCCCAAAACGTAGATGTGGCCTTTCCTATGCAATATGATGAGCCGTTTTCGTCATTTAGTCTGGCGTAACCAATAGGGCGTTGGCTTATTGATTGTAGACACCCGGCCATATCTTCATCATCCCAACCGAACTCTTTTGTTAGATATGTTTTGAAAAGTTTAATAGCTTCCTCTTCTGTATATAACGATCTGGACAATACTAACCATTCTGATTCATCACCATATGCTAGGGGTGTAGTGTGGTCTTTATCAAATTCTTGTTGTGTAGGTAGTACAACACCTAGAGCATCATTGTACCCCTGATTATAGCTATCATTATGAACCTTGGTAGCAACTTCTTTAAGTTCTGCACATAAAGCTTCTATTTTTAAATTAAAATCAGTCATTTTTCATATCTCCAGCAATACCCATGAACAATGCGCCTGCAGCTAAGATAAAGATGCCTGCTGAATATTGGGCAAACGTTGCTTTATAGTTAAATAGGATGGTGTAGGCAAATGCTAAGGCGCTAGTAGTCATTAGTATACCGCCTACTGAGTAATATAGTTTGAGCTTCATGTTAACGCCTTTCCATAAGCATATGTATTAGAGCAATCAGTAGTGCTACAAGTAATATCACTGCTACTACCACAAAACTAACCCATATAGGCGATAGAACCCACCACCAAGACCAGCTAATTTTGCCAAGTAGTTTTAGAGTTATGAAAACTATCGTGAGTAGGCCGGTAAAGCCAATACCGCTACCGCTGTTGTTTGTTGAATTACTGCTCATTTTTTACCCCCATGATAAAACACTTCATACAAAAACTTAGTTGAATATAAGAAAAACATTGCATAGGCAAATGCCGAAAGTAGACCATGTGTGCATAATGAAATCATGAAATATAGCAGACTTTTGATATGTGTGTTATCCATTGTTGATTACCTCATCTTTGGCAACGGTCACTGGAGCTAGATCATCCCTATGCTCACACTGCAGAACGCCTAACCCGTCAAAATCTACTTCTGCATGAAACTGTGCGCCTATTACGTTGGCTAGCGCAGCCATTGCGTTAGCGTGTCTGTGGCAACCGTGAACTATTTTATTACCCCATGCATACCTATATTCTGCACCACTTGGACATTGTGGTAGCTTAGTGTCTCTGCTCATTTCTTTAACCTAGCTGCTTTCTGCTGTAGCAAGATAGCCTTTAGAACACGGTTAGTAAGTGCATAAGCGCCGTTGCCGTAGTTATGTAGGACTTCGCCAACGTAGGTGCTATTCATGTCATCTTTAGCTTTAAAACTATAATAGAAATGATTAGGTAGCTTAGGATGCTTTTCGCCGCGCACAATTGTAATGTCTGCTACGCTGTGCTTAAGATTTACGTTTATATTAATGACTAGCATTACTTCTTAGCCTTTGCTTTTACTGGTGTATTAGTCCAGTAGGTTTTACTAGCTGGCTTTTTGCCAGATAATTCATAGCTCATGCCTGTGCCTGCAGCTTGTATACCGTCTTTAAGTAACATTTCATCTAGTTTGCTATCTATTAGATCCTCTGTAGCTACATCAAATAGCTTAGATGTGGACATATCAGTAAGACCAAACATTTTGATTATTTTCTTATCTGCTTCACGGTAGATTTCTAAGATCTTGTGCAGTTTAGCAAAGTCTTCGTCACTTAGGCCAAGTAAGTAATTGAGTACTGACTTATAGTTAATTGACTCTTTAGCCGGTGCAGTGACTGGCTTTTTGTTCATATTAGTTAGAACTTGCCATAACCCCATTATTAACTCCAATTCTTTTATGGTTGTACTTAAATAGTATTACAACGGTAGGGGGATTGTCAAGAGATTATTTTATTCTAATTCCCTAAACTCTTTACGCTTAGTTTTAAGGTGGTCAAACAGGTTACGCAATGGACTAATCTTTATATAGTCTGCATTTTCCTGATTGACAGCTAACCAATCACTTATACGCTGCATGGAATGTAGAACCAATGCTAGCTGCATTTGTGGGACTACATCTTTTATGCGGTTGCAGATAAAATTGACTTCATCCGTGTTTTTAGAATTTAAAGCATAGATTAATGCATAATCGACTAAGCTTGTATCTACAGCAATCATCATAACTACATCACCTCTTCTGCAGAATCATCTGCAAACAGTCCAGCAATCTTAATAAGCACTTTAAGCATTTTAGGGGTCAAACTGCCCATCCATTGCCATTCGCCGTTAATTATTTTAATCTCAACTTTGATACGATTATCCATTAAATTGCTCCCTATGCTTACGATTAAAACTTAGCAGGCTATGTAATTCATCAAAACTAATTCTTGGTGCTTCTCTATTAAGGTGGTGGGTTCTAAGATTGCCAATCCTTTTTACCGCAAATCTATTAGTTGTGCCTTGTATAGTTGGAAATGACATGTATATGCCTAGCCACTTTTCGTTAGCCTGCCCATCATTATCAGTTTGACAGCCTAAGCTATCCGCGCCTTTTGAATAAACATCACACATAAATATTAATGCTTTCTCTAGCTCTTCAATGTATTGGTCTTTTGTTAATTTAACATTGCTCATTTTGCAAGTCCCGTAAAAGCTTCTTTATAGTACTTAGTAGGCGATTTACAGTTTTTAAGGGCTGTAGCCATGTATTTTTGGCTAATCCCCTTACGTTCTGCATACTCCAGTAGCTCAACAAAACCTGCTTGGCCGTTGACGTTTATAAACTCCTGGGCTTTTCGTACCCAATACTTCTGGTATTTACCAAAACCAAACTTAATAAGCTTATCGTTAACGTATAGCTTAAGCTCACTAGCCACCTCAACAACCTTTTCTACAAAGTGATATGTGTCATCTCTTACCATCTTACATAGCTTGGCGAAATAACGGCTAGGGTGTTCCTTAGCTAGTGCGGCTTCAATCATAATGTCCCATTCGCCGGGCTTGCCCATTTTCTGCAGTTTGATCTGTATTGATCTGTAGAATGGCAAAAATCGTTGATCATCTATCAACTCTGATGCTTTACCAATACGGTCTAACATTGTCCGTTTTCTTTGGTCTGTAATTTTGTAAGACATTTTACCCCCAATTCGTTTGCCTTGAATTAAATATACATGGCTGTAAGATTTTTTACAAATACGCTTGTGACTTAAAGCCTATTTCTGTGGATAAGTTGGGGATAAATTACTTAATGTGGGTCTAGTTCTATATAGTATGTAAAAATGTTTTTAGAAACATATCTATATAGTATGTAAAAGCTTTGAAATAACAGGGCAGCGGTAACCTTTAACTTATATAAATGATACTGCTTGCTGTTGGCTAATTTACCATTAACAAAAATTGGTAGAAATTCGCCTGTATTGTATGTGTAATATTTGTTTATGATTGTGTTTATCATGTCTAAATACTAGCACATTAGACGATTATTGTCAATATCTAGACGGGTGCTAACAGGGGTGGGCTTGACTTGCAAAAATGCACATGTGTTATAATTTGTCTGTAAACTAAATTACATAAGGAGTAACAATTAAGGGTTTACGCTACCTACTGTCACCTGAAACCCCCGGATTATGAAACGTATACTATCACTAGCATTTGCAATAACTGTACTAGCAATACCACAATCTGCATCTGCTCAATCAGTAAACTATCAAACTGAAATACAAAAGCTACTCAAAATAAATTTGGATAGCAAGCCTACAACAGTAATCCAATTGTCACCCACCGCGCCGGACACCACGCCAATAGCCATTAGTACGCCTGAGACTAAGCCAGTCGAGCCGGTCACACCAAAACCCCTAGTACATATAGTAGCTAGTGGGGACAATCTATCAAGCATTGCAGCAACCTATAACGTTACTTGGTTAAGGTTGTGGGCAAAGAATACTCAACTTACAAGCCCTGACGTAATACAAGTTGGTGATTCTATAACGATTCCTGACAGTACAGAGGAACTTTCTAGAGACTTACCAGTGATTGTAGCTCCTATAGTCCAAACACCGGCTGTAGTGTCTCAAACGGTCCAGAAAGCTATAGTATCTGCACCAATATCTTATGCTTATGATGCATCTAACACATACGCATACGGTTATTGCACATGGTACGTTAAAAATAGGCGTGGTGCTTCCCTGCCTAATACGCTAGGAAATGCAAACACTTGGTATAGCCGCGCTTGGTCTATGGGTATGGCTGTTGGAACTACTCCACGCGCCGGGGCTGTTGGAACTACAACTGCAGGGTCACTAGGGCACGTTGTATACGTTGAAAGCGTGAATTCTAATGGTACTATCACAATTTCAGAAATGAATGCTGCAGCAGGCTGGAACGCTGTCAACACACGTACTGCAAACGCAAGTGAATTTGTGTATATCTACTAATAATCGCCAACTAAGCCATCTCTGATATATGGCAACTGTAGGGTTACTGCTTCAATAGTTAGTAACCCTATTTGTTTCTCAATATCTTTTGTCTTACGGTGTCGTATGGCTTTTTCAACTGCAAATCTGAAATTGTCTATACCAACTAGTGGGTTAGGGTGGGGAACATATAAGCCTGAAACTCTTTGTGCAGTATATGGATCTAGAGGTGGTGGCGCTGGGCAATCTCTATGCAAGGCATTATGTGGGTCTACAGCCATTAAAGCTATCATGCCTAACGATTGTCTAATCATCATATTATGCTGATTAGCACACCAATAGCTGTCATAGTGGGCAATATGATGTCTGTTCACTTCTAAAGGCATAAGCACATTATAAAACAAAAAGCCCCTGTCCGGGGTTAACCAACGGGGCTTTTTGTCGAATTGGAGTTCTAGGCTACAAGCTGTCTTACTAACTTATAGCCGTAGTCTCAATTATATCATTACCCTTTGGCTACTACCACCACTTGTTTTTACACTCTTAAACTTTACAGCACCGTATACACAAAACGCTGCACATTCTGTAGGGTCAATTTGAATATCTGGATTTAGGCTAGCATAGCCAAACATGCCATCTTTACCTATACTACGCTTTTTAGCTGTTTTGATAGATCCATTTAATGCCGGTTGGTCATAGTGGGTTAGGGTACGTTGTTCTATTGCTGTCTGAAACGCACTGTAGGCCGCTCCAGCTTCTTTTACGTTCGGCGTGAGTATTCGCTTAGATATGCGCTTGTCGGTGCGTACAAGCTCTTCTACAAGCAACTGAGTGCCACTAGCACCGTCTATGATGATCTTTTTGGCTTTACGCCACCTTTTTTCTTTAGAATCAAATAACCAATTAGTTATCCAGCTAGTACCTGCAGACATAGGTTTACGCTCTATTAGCTCTACGTGAACAATATCATTAGGCATATGCACGCCAACGCCTAGAGATACCGCGCTACCGTCTGGGGCAAACTTAACACAATAGACTAGTATAGGGTCATCATCAAGCGTTACACGTTCGACTTTAAGCCTAGACCATAGCTCATCACTGATTGCCCTTTTGCTTTCAACACCTGCTATCCAGCCTAGGCGCATTTTATTGAAGCTATCAACTGCCATGTCTTTAGATTCGTTTCTGACTGCAGCAACCATCAAGTGATAGCCTAATGATGGGTTAGCGTAATACCATGCATCCTCATCGCTTGGATCTGTGAGTAATTCAACTGACCATTCTTGCCAGCACGTTTCGTGGTCTTTACCATCAAGCACGTTTTGCCTAATACGAATAAATACAGTTCCTGAACCACCGCCACTTGGTGGCGTACCTGCACGCAATATCTGTTGGTTCTGACTCTTACCGGCTGAAATAGTAGGCAATAAGGCTTCTTGTTGTGCATCTGTCTCTTCCTGGGCTTCATCAAGCAGTAGAGTGTCATTAGTAGTACCTAGGCCGCCAGTACGGGTTCTAGTTCGAAATACGCAACGGCCTTTTGTTCGAAGTTCTATATAATCTAGGCTCTTTGGTTCTTTATCAAACTCTGCCATTAGCAAATCCCTGATTTCCTCATCTGCTTGATAAAAGAAATTCTGCACACGGCGCTTAACCTCATCAACTGTTTTGTCTGAATGAGCAGTATAAATTAGAGCTTCATTCATAAACACCATGCCACCAATAATACGGGCAATAATAATTTCTGTTTTGCCATTCTGACGTGGAACTAGCAGGCCAGCTTTAGGGTTAGACCAATACCACTTTTGATCCTCTTCACTCCATGTTACAGCCATCCACCTATACACAACTGCTTTTTGCCAATCTAGCAGCTTAATACCGTAGTGGTCCAGTAATTGAATTGTTTTGTCGGCTAACCAAATATCGCCATCGTTATATTGGTCTATGCGTGGTTTTGGATTACCGTATCTACGTGCCATATTATTTACCCTCTACGTCTTTAATTGTGACTCTTGATGCGAAACTACCCTGCCTATGGCCACCGCCATTTTTAGCCGGGCGCTTGTCTCTTATAGTGCCTTTGGGCATATCTGAAAGTAGATCACCTAATACAGTTTTTTTGTCTGGTGCTAGCCTACGTTCGTAATCGGCGATCTGGGTCATAACTTCGGTTAATTGCTTAGATAGATCTGCAGTGTCCCGGTTGCCTGGGTTATTTTGTAGTTTACTAGCTAGCTGATCACGTATGGCCTTTAGCACTCCGTAACGGTCGTTAGCTAACGCAAGTTCGGTTATTGTCTTACCGTTTGCCGCGCTACCGGTTAGACCTGCCTTGTGGATCTTATCAATACGGCCTGGGTTGCTAATAATATCAATCCACCTAGTTAGGGCACTATAACCCTCTGCTCCTAATATATCTTGACCGGTGTTAACTAATATTCTAATGTGCGATACAGGTATCTTTTTGAAGTAGTTGAGCCAGCCGTCATAGTTTTGTTGATCAACTAGCTTGATCTTTAGGTTAACTTCATTCCAGTCCTCTGCAAGTTGAGCAAATCTTTTATGCGGTAGCTTGAAAAACCAATTTTCAAAATCTTTATCGGTTATTACTAGTTTCTTAGCAGCTTTCTTTTTTGCCTTAGTTTTCTTTTTAACAGTAGTAGGTTTAGCCGGTTTTTTGGTTACCTTAACTACAGCATCGTCTACGATTGCTGTATCTGACGGTAGACCATCAGTGTTAGTAATGGGCTTTTTGCCATTATTTGGCATTGCTGTTCAACCCATTTCTAGCATGAAAACCCATTATTGGTTTAGGTTTTGCATAGACACCATCACCGCAACGGACGGCATAAGCATCTTGTACCTCTACAGTAGGCACTCTGTTACCATCTGCTGAATATGGGGGTTGCAATAACCATGCACTAGATCCATCTAGATACTGCACAAACCCTATAGCAATACCAGAAACCTTTGCGGTTATATCTTGGATTTCATCCCCAAGTTTAATCTTTTGTTTAGACATAAACTTAATTTAGTTTGTTGCTTCGGATAATTCGAAATGCTCACCACAATTAGGGCAAGTTACTTCATGATTTTTGTATGACTTTTCAGAATTACCGCCGCCACCACTGCCGGGAATTTTAAATTGTGGAACGCCGAAGCCCTCTAGTTCTGCTATGTCCCAATGGTTAGCAATTATATCTGCATCCCACTTACCGGAGCTAACATTGTCTTTAACCATAAACTCACGTTTTTGCTTATTAGTAAGTCCTATGACTTGCCTAACGTAAACGTCTTCGTAGCCTAATTCTTTTAGGGCATATATTCTTTGATGGCCAGCTAGAATTTTATTATCCTCATCAATAATAATTTCCCTTAACTGTTTCATTTCTGGAAATTCAATTAGTGACTTCTTAAGTGCTTCATACTCCTTACGCCCTATGGAACGTGGGTTTTCCTCACTTAAAATAAGACTATCTATGCTAGCAACAAAGTTTTTAGTAGTTACTTCTGCCATTACCATCTTCTCCTTTCTTAACCGGGTAGTGCCCGTATATGGTTTAGCTGTTCTGATGAGATTATAACATAACCAATTACTGTATAATAAAAGTACTCAATACATATAAATAAGGGGTTAAGGTTGTGGATAAGTTACCAAGTAAAGCTTGTAAATTCTGTATGAACCCAAAACCTACGCACTGGCCTTACCAGTGCAAAGTTAATCCAAAAGTTATACTAAAGTCCAAAGTAGGCAAGCGGCGCACACCTATTAAGAAAATTGGCAAGCAAACTAAACAGTGGTTTATAACACGCGCTACGTGGATTCGTAAGAATCCACCAGATGAGAATGGTTACTACTATTGCTATCTAAAGATTAATGAATGGTGCCCGGGAAAGCTCACTGTTAAGACTATGACACTTGATCATATTGTAAGTAGATCACACGATCCCAAACTACGGTTTAGCCTAAGCAACTTAAAGCCAGCATGTAAATATTGCAATTTGCAAAAGGGTAGCAGATCACTTGACCAGCTATAGTACAGGCGCTACAATAGATTCATTCAGTATTGAATACAAAAACTGACCAACAAAAAAATAGCGCCGTTGCGAGTGGCGCTATTTCTGGTTTACTACGTCCTTGACTATTGTATCAAAGTAGTTGACTTAAGCTCTTGTGCTGCATTACTGATTCCCGTTGGCTTCCATAAGCCGTAATAGGTGGCTACAGAGATAGCAAATGCTGGAATTACAGTTAGTAGTGCTAAACCTAGATCAAACGTCACATGATGCGCTACGGCGTTACCTAGCTGGGTTAGCAGTGACGTTACTAGCGTAAGCCCGGCTAATAGCCATGACTTAGTGGAGCTTGCGGTAACCCGTGTTGTTACTAAGCCTACTAGTATAGGTAGAATGACTGCTACTAAAAGCTGAATTGTCATAGCAGGGTCTAGAGTGAATGTAAACATGGCTATACTCCTAACTTCCCGTTAACCATCGACTGTACACGATCTGCATCATAACCAGCTGCTTCTAGCCTATCTCTACGCTCCTGGCCGTTTCCCCACTCACCGGCAATTACTTGATTAGCGACTTGCTCCGTAGTTGCTCTACCTAGAGTGTTTTTTGCAAGTAGCTCATTAACCATCGACTGTACAGCGTTATAGTCATAACCTGCAGCTACAAGCCTATTGCGGCGATCATCACCATCACCCCATGCTCCGGCAATAACTTGTTCTGCTACGATTTCGTTGTCCTGTTGGACATCATGGTTAAGAATGCGTGCATCTACAATTCCCTGGACTGCTTCAAAGTCATAGCCTGCAGCAGTCAAGCGGTTCTGACGGTCCGCGCCATTTCCCCATGCTCCGGCTAGAACTTCATCTGCAATCACTTCGTTAGACTTCCTAGGTGCAGTTGTGTTTCCTACGATTGAGTTTACTATTGCCTGAATAGCGTAGTAATCATATCCAGCGTTAACTAGACGGTCTATGCGGTCTTGTCCAATGCCCCATTCACCAGCAATAACCTCATTAGCAATTTCGCTGTCTGATTTAGCAGGTGCTGTTGGCTCTACTTCGTAAGATACATACTTATCTAAGTTGTAGATTAACTGACCCTGTGAAAGTGGGCGTGTGCCCTTTGTAACTACTAGCGCTTTAGCGCCGTTCTGCTCATAGTTCATTTCACCAGATAGATCAATCCAGATGTGGCCGTAATGGACACCGCCAATGTAACCCATGTCCTGGTTAACTACTACTTGTAGCCAGCCTGTGCCATACTCTGCAATACCCTCTCTAACTAGGTTACTTCCAACGTCTCTGGCATTGCCGCGCCCACTATATGGATTTTCTATGCCTAGAAACTCTAGCAATGGCTTAACAAGTGATACACACTGACCTTGATAGATTCCACACTTTGCATTGACAGAAAAACCAACTTGACTTTCTAGAAAATTGCGTACTTCTTGTCTAGTTCGTGCCATTTTGCAACTCCTCTTCTGGTACATAAGCTGCAATAGCTTCTGGGCTTATTTCGTTATCATTAGTGACTTCCGGACTCATAACATACCCCTTTACTTAAGTAATTAAATTATAGCACAAGCTTTACCATGCGTTAGAATGTGGGACTTGATTAATATGTACCTGTTCTGAATAGTCTTCTGCCATCTTAGCGCCCTTTTTACGGTTGCACTGAGTATGAGTTAACTGCAGGTTATCTAACGCATACAGTGCACCACCACGCGACCTAGGGACTATATGATCTACTTCTACAGCTAGTGGTGTGAATGCAGGGGCTTCTAGGTCTATTGGTCTATGACACAATGCACAAATAGGGTCTAGAGTGGCAATTGCACGCTTCCGTGCTTGTGCCCACTCTGTCCTATTCCACTTTTGTTTACGCTCTAGCGTGTCCATACTAGCAAGCAGCGGTATATTCAAGCACAATACTAGTAACTTCTAGATCTGCAGCAAGTGTGCCAGATGGTTTAAAGGCTGTAGCTATAAGCTTTCCTGCAGCTAAGTTTGCTTGTGGGATAGTATGTAGTGTCACATCTTTAAGTAGTTTAGCTGTATATGACTGTGCGGAAAGTGAAGCAGCTGATATGACGTTCCAAGGGGTAGTTACCATATCGTCATTTGGCGCATATGAACCAACATAGTATGTAAACGCTGGGCTTTGGGCTGAAACGCTAAATCCTCTAAATATGAGCTTTGCATCTGTACCGGGGACATAATCTGCAGGCATGTGTGTGTTTGCCCTACCATATGCGCTACCAGTGCCAGCCAAAAACTTAACTTCACGGCCATAGTTATCAAATGCTGATGCACCACCAGTAGCATCTGTAGTTAACACCATAGGAACACGCTTAACAGTTCCTGGATAACCTACGGGCATTTGGCTATAGCTATATGCAGGCTTATCAATTGGGACGTTGGTTAGTGCGTATGGCGCACCAGTCCCACCGGCTGAAACTAGAGTGATAGTAGTGTTTGTAGAAAATGCAGTACTTGCTACGTTGAAGTACTTTTGCACTCCACCTTGCAAAACTGATATTTTAGCATTAATAGGGAACTGGGAACGGACATCTACACCGTTAATAGTGAAGCTTAATGATGTTGCGAATACCCATGTGTTTACATCGTCATACGTCCACTCACCTTGTAAAAGACCTTGCGCCATTATCCTTAAATCATCAATAACAGAGTTAGTAATAGTAGCAACGCCAGCTCCTACACGCACACGCGCCAAAACTACAAATGGGTTACCAGCACCAACTGAGCTTTGAATAGCACTAGTCGTGGGGTCAACTGGGCTTCCTGCTGGAGTACCTGCAACTGCCTTAATCTTGACTACGCCATTAATGTTGTTGCTACTTGCAGTTGTGGGTGTCTGGCCATAGTCAATATACTTAACTATGATGTCTCTACGTGGGTTGCTAACATCTGCAGTTGCAATTATTTGGTTGTACACTGCATCATTCCATGCAGGGTGTCCATATGTGCCGTCACTTCTAGGTATAATTGCATCACCAACAGACACGTCTACACTCATGTTAGCGCCTGCACCGCGCTGTGATACTACTAGGCCATTAAGCACCTGGCCTTTGACTGCCTTTGTTAGTCCGCGCAAGTGTCCACTTTCGCTAGTACGTCCGCCGTCCCTGTTTGATGTTGCTAAACTCATGTTGTTATTCTCCTTATGCTATTTTACCAGATTTTATAAATTACTAGTACTAAATGTGCCTGTACCACTTGCCCAAAAATAGAACTTCATTGTTACTAGTGGGTTAGGGAATGCATCAGAACCGCTTATGCTAACTAGCCAACTTTGGCTACCATCAAGGTTTTCTACGTTTTCACGCTCAACATCAACATTAACGGAACTAATGCCAGCACCGCTAGATTCTGTATATGTATACTCCATTTTGTAAACTAAGCCCTGATTTGCGCCATCATCTGGCGTAAATGTTAGCCTAAAACGTGTATTTTTAAATGTAACGCCAGTTTTAGTAACATCTGCTGCAAGGTTGCTAAAGACTCTGTACATTCTCACGCTGTCTTCGCCAGATCTAGCAAATTGCTTGTAGTCTTCAATATCAGTTAACAAACGGCGTATGTCCGTTCCAAACTGATCTACTGGTGAAACTCTATCGTTTGACATTAGTTTAACTCCTGGATTGTTATTGTAACGTCATCGTTAGCTACTACATAAGCTTTCATGTACTGATTATTTAGGGGACGTGTAACCCCTGCAAAATCAGTACCACTAAAAGATACAGTCCAGCTTTGTTTGTTTTCTTGCCCCGGCAATTGTGGATCTGGGAAATGGGCAATATTGAAATATGTCGAACTTGCGTATAGCTCATCTATGTAGTTAAGAATTGTATGGCGTGGTCCAGTTGAACTATTGATACGGTGTTCTGGTATCAGATCTGCAAATAGTACGTTTTGGCTTATAGCAGTTGCAGTAACCCGAATAATTTTTGTACTCACATATGCGGCTTGTGTACTTACGGGGGGGATTCCACCCCAATCATAGACATTACCTGTATCGCTTTTATAAAAGCGAACGCTGTCGCTACCAATGTATTGGGACTGTTTAAGCTCACGCATAGCTTTGATTGCATTAGCTACCCTACTTTCAAGGGTATTTTCATTCATTACGTCTATTCTAGTACTACTCATTATGGTGCTACCTGTCTTATAAGTACCGCGCCATCGCTGCTGCCGGAAACATAAGCTTTAATATAATAAGATAGCGTACCAGAAATGTTAAAGCCAAAAGCCCACCGGTACTGATTTTCGCTAGAGCAATACGCCTTATCATACTCTGGAACATGGGTAAATATGGTGGCAAAGTTTACCCCATCATTATAACCATAAAAGCCACTTGGTAGTTCACGCACCTTATTAGATTCACCTGTACCACCAAATCTAATATCTAGCTGGATATTTTCAATAGGGAAAGGCTGTAGACCACTAGAAGTGTATATAGCTTCAAAGTCCCTAAACGTGTTTGTGGCACTGCTACTAATGTCCCAATCGCCCGGATTAGTAACAAAGTACCCACGTAATCCAGCGCCACCACTATAACGCTGCCTGTTTTTAAGCTGTATTAAATCGTCTTCGGCTTGTTTCAAAAGTTGCGCTAGCTGATTTACAGGATCTAGATCTAATCTGCTCATAAGCCATAGTTATCTACTGTTATAGCAATATCCTCTGCATCATTCTGATCAAGAGTAACTGACATCTTTTCAATACGATAGTAACCACTTAATGGTAATGCAGGGTGTCCAGCTACTTCTATTTGTATTCGGTCACCAACACCAATAATACCTAGATCCGCAAGTGCGCCACTAACATTAAATGTAGGTAGCTCTAAGATATTCTTTACCCTCTGTAAATATGCATAAGTGTTTTCGTCTAATGTCTGCTGTTCGCTGTTGCTGTTGAAGCTAACTATTCTCTGACGTGTTTTATAGTTGCCCCGGCTTGTAGGATCTGCAGTTTCGGTTCTAAGCGCTTCAATACCGAATCCAGAACCTATACCAATAATATAGTTATACAGTGAAGTTGCAGTGTGGGTAACTTTACCGCTACTAATGTTATAGGGGTAAGTAAACTTTGTATCGGTTCTTAGGCTGCCAATCTGTTGGAATGTTTCAATTTTACGGTCATAAGTAAATCTAAAGTCAAAGTTGCCATCACTAAGATTAGTAAAGTTAACAAGTGCATCACGGACGTTCTGATCAGTATAATCACGGTTACTAAGTAGGCTAGTACTATACTGTGCCGCACCCGGTACTACACCGAAGTTATTTGATGTGTGCCCTAGTTGTGTGGTAGCAATCATATCAAGAGCAATTGCAACACGTTCGGTCTGAGTATATATCTTACTCACATAGCGATCTGCAAATAGGTCTAGAAAGCCAGTAGCTTTAACCTCTACTGTTATACCAGACTGGTCTAGGTTATATTGCATATCTACTACGTGTACGCCGAAGTAATAAGAGCCATTGCGTTTAACCCTAATATCTGTAACGTATGCTTCTAGAACTGCTTGCGGTGTAGATCCTAGATCCGCGCAATACTTCTCAAACGCTGAAAGGCTCATACTAAATGAAAGCTGTTCACTACCATTTCTGAGTAGTTCAAAATGCTTATTCTGTACAAGTTTCGTAATATCCCCAACCTGTACACCATTTATCCACAATTCAAACTCATACTTGGATATTGGGGTCATGCTAGATTCCCTTTACGCCGTTACGCCAATAGACATCTGCAGTTACAGTGTCACTACCGCTTAGGCTATTAAGCATGACTGAGTTTGCGCCCTTTTGTAATCCCCACCAAGTACTTGTACTTGTGCGGCTACCAATGATATTAGATCCGTTTAGTGTTACGGTCCGCTTTTGCATGTCAATCACAACTAAATCACCCGTAACCATGTTTATATTCAAGGTGAACTGCTCCCCAGTAGTTTGGTTGGTTATGACTGGATGATCTGCCTGGTCATGTATTTCAATGCGTGGTAGGTAAATAGATTCACCGGAATTTGTAACTATAGTCGGTGCGCTACCAGTTGCCCAATTTATTGGTAGATCTTCTGGCGTGATATATCCACCCTGAGTAACTCTAGTCAAATGGGCTGTCTGCTCATCGCCACCATCAGTAGAATAGAAATATGGGTCACCTGCAGTTAACTGTAGTAGGTAGTCACTCACCAAGCCGCGCTGGTTATATTCTAGTTTTAGGTCTGTAACGTTACAGTCTATTCTGTATGTTTCACCGCTAAAGGTGGTTATATAAACTGGTATAGTTTCGCCAATTGGGGATGCTTCTAGCATTGCCGTGCGGTCTAGCCTATGTTGTGCTGCAGTAGAATCGTTACTACCAATTTTGCCAGTAATAGTGATTGTACGGAATCCATATAGCTGATCTGTAACCATACCACCGCTTCTACCGCTAAATAGGAAACTAGAAGTGCGAATATCTGCAGCGCCTAAGCCCGTAACGTTGGTAATGATGAAATGGCTGCCATCTGCATCTGCGCTTAGTGTTAGTAGGTTGTTTAGTAGTATATTCATTTTATCGCCTTATTTGCCATGCTAGTTCACGGGTTACGCTACCTAGGTCTACTTGGTTATAGATGTTATTATTTTGGACTATATCGGCTGCCCCTGCAACTGCAGTAGGCATTGCCGGTGCGCCATACTGTGCAGGTGCTGTAAGGCTACCGGCCATAGATGGCGTAACTGCTGATGCTGTCATATCTGTTAATGCTGAATTAGCCATATTTATAGCGGCTTTCTCTACTACTCCTACACCCTGGTTAATTCCTTGTGCAAGTCCTGCAGGAATCTGCATGCCTAGTTCTGCAGCTACTCTTGATGGTGAGTGAATACCTAGCGCTGATTTAATAGGACCAGGGATATTCTCCATGACAAAGTTTGTAATCTTGCTAGATAGCCAACTGCCCATATCTTTAATACCTGCCCATAAGCCAGTAACTACATCTGTACCTACCTTATAGAGATTGCTAGGGGATAATGTATCACCAATAATCTTTAGTATGTCACCAACCGCGCCACCAATAGAATTGCCCATGCTAACAATGCCGTTAATGGTGGCTTTCATTAGTAGTACGCCTGCATTTATCATCTGACTAATAAACTTTGGATCTGTGAGTGTAGCAATTATATTTTTGATAATAATAGGCATTGCATCAACTAAAGCAGGGATAATTATTGGTATTGCTTGTACTAGAGCTAGCAGTAACTGGACTGTGCCCATTATGATTGCTTGAAGCGCTGCAGGGTTAGTTAGACCTGTTACTAAAGCGTTAATGATAGTCGGCAATGCATTAGCTATGTTTGTAACAATCTCTGGTAGTGCCTGTACGATTGCTAAGAATAGCTGTATAAACGCATCAATTAGCGTAGGTAATGCGCCTAAAAGTGCCTGTACTACTGATGGCATGGCTTTTACTAGAGCTAATATCAAGTCTTTAGCTGCACTCACTAGTGCAGGTATCAGTGTTGGTAGAGCTGCAGATAAAGCCGGTACAATGGCTTTTAGTACTGCTCCAATGCCATCTACCATCTGAGGTAGTATTTTTACTATCTGAGGTACTGCAATCTTAATTGTATTTACCAACATCTCTATAAAGCCGCCAATGTCACCTTGTCCACTAAGTAGGTTATCAAAAGCTTTTTTGGTAGAGTTTAGCGAACCTGCAAGAGTATCATTTTCTTTATGGTAGTTACCAGCATACTTTGCTGTCTGCTCCATAAATATCTGTGTGGCAACCCCTACTTTTTCTTGCGCTGATAATGCTCCGTTTACTCCCTTTATGCCTTTGGACATAGCATAAGCTGCAATAGTTGTATCGTCCATTTTTACGCCTAAGTTATCCATCATGGTAAAGTTACCCTTGGCCATGCCTGTAACTGCTTCTAGAGCTGCTGTAGTATCTAGACCCATGATTGATGCAACATCCGATGCACGTTGCATAGCATCTACAGTCATATTCATAGACTTTTCTACGCTAAAGCCTGAACCTTGGAACAGAGAACCCATTTTGTTAGCACCAGCCAGAAATTCGTTTTGTGATAACCCTGCAAATGCAAATGCATCTCCAGCTTCTTGTTTGATAGTATCTGCATACTTACCAAATACAGCTTCTGCACCACCCAAGTTTTGCTCAAGTTGTGCGCCGGCCATTAATGATTTGGTTGTTAGTGCGGCTAGTCCTGTAGCACCTGCAGCAAGCCCACCTGCTATTGCTACACCAGCACCCTTAGCAAACCCACCCAACTTTCCAAGTGCAGACTGAAATGGTCCGCTATTGCTGTCTACTTCATCACCTAGTGCGGCTGTTGCTGGACCTGCAGCGCCCTTAAATCCAGCGGCTATTTTGCCCTGTATGCCCGTCATGTTGGGCGCTACTCTTACATATGCTGTACCTAGATCTGCCATTAGTTGGGTTTAACCTCTTTTTAAGCCAGTTTTACCGCAACCGTTAGCGTATTCTTATATTGCAAATTATAACATAAGCTACTAGACGCGCCCAGCGTCCTTTGACTTTGCTAAAACAGTATTAGCTACGTAATCAGAGTGGGCATCACCATTACCGTCTGCACGTATGGTGGCATACGCACGGATACCCTTTTTAATAGTCCCAATAGCAGTAGATACTGAGATAGTAGGTGGATTACTTGACATACTACTAGCCATAGCAGTTGCACGGGCCGCAATTGCTTCTGCAGACTGCTTAATGACTGGTGCAGCTAGTGCTGTTAGCACCTCTTCACCACCCTTAGTATCTAACTGAAACGTTACATCTTTAGGCATATTAGTTATGATTATATCACTACTCCCCTACCCCACCGCTATAAACACCAAAAAAGCACTTAAAAGCTGTTTGCAAGCCTGTAAATGTTGTTTCATAGTAGGGTAGGGGACTTTCTCACCCCTGTTAAGTGTTGTAATCGCCACATTATGGTATTTTATGCAAATTACCGGTGGGGGAGTGGTTTTTACTAGCTTCTGGGCATAGAAAGCAGACTTTGAATGTCATCTGTGCTAGCTGCAACCGTACCTTTATTACTAGCTTCGTCTGTATCTTTATTAGACATGAATGGGGGTACGAATAATGTGGGTTTATTGGCGTTATGTTGTGCCCTTTCGCCTGGCTTATTTGGTGTCGAGTTCTGCCAAATAATGACTTCAAGCAGGTAGGCAATCTTATTGCTAAGTATTTCATTCCATCCCCATTGCGTACTAGGCTTAACCGCGCTAAAAACCCTAGATTCCCTAGGCAACTGAAATAGTAAACGTGCAATCCGGCTACGGGCTTGCACGTTGCTAAAATCGACTGCCGTAATGTCTATGTTGTAGTACTGCTGGTAATCGGCTTCTAGTTGATCGAAATACTCACGGCGTATTTGGACTAGCGCTAGCCTTTTGGGTCAAACTTTTCTAGGATTGCAATATATACAGTCTGCAGTTTTGGCATGCGCATTCTAGGGCGGTAGTCTTTAACATCTGCATGTTCTGCACCGTCTTTGGCTACAAAAAAAGCTTTCAAGTCTGCATACCCTTTTTCACCCATGATGTGAACTAGCAATGGTAGGATTGCTGCTACCTGGCCTTTATTTTCGATACGCTCTAGGAACTCCAGTGTATCTACGTCATCCAACATATCGGTATCAACATTAAACTTGTAACCCTCAACTTCTATTTCTTTAATGCTTGTTGGCTTTACTTCATCTGCCATGTGAATCTCTCCAATTCATATTAATTCTGTACCGGTATTATAGCATAAACAAAAACAACCGGATTTACCGGTTGCCTTGTTGAATATTGAAAGTCCTAAGACGATGCAATAGTTGCAATGTACTCTTTGTGAGTGTCCCCATCCGAAGTATTTGGGAAAGCCTTTAGGTTGATTGGGTAAGAAACAGGCTCACCGTCAACATAAGTAATGTCGGCTGTGCGGTCCGCAATACGTCCGCGCTGTACTACAATTCGCTTTACACGACCACCAGTTAATACTAGCTCTGCTACAAATACGATTTCTGGCAAAGTTTTGCTGTTTGCCCTAATTGTAATATTGCTACCTGAAACAGTAACGTTATCTGAACCGTAGTAGAGTTTTGCAACTTCTGCATTAGTCTCGATAAGGTTAAAAGTAAACATTTCGCTATAGTTTATCTGGTCTGATAACACATTGTCACCACCCCATGCATAGACATCTTGCACGTTAGTTTCAACACCGTTTACTAGTCCTGCATCACTGATGTAGCCTAAGTTCTTAAATGCAACGTTAAGTGCTGATGTCGCATCAGTTGGCACTGCTGTACCTGCTGGAGCAACAAATAGTGCGCCAGTAGCTTTTGGCTTACCAAATGATACGTTTTGAGAATTATTCATAATATTTATACCTGTCTAACTTATTAACACAACTGCCGCGCTAACGGCGCTCTGCTTATGCTTGGATTATACACTATTAGTCTTTATCGTTAAAGTTACCACTAGCAAGCCTATAAATGCGCCAGAGTAGCCACGATAGTAGCAATGCCTGGATATGAACGCCCATAGAGTAAATAAAACTAACAGGTGAAATTTCTGCAGGCCTACTTGTTTTGTTGAATAATGTGTAGATATTAATAGCTATAGGTATAAGCCCTGTAAAGATTATTGTCATAGATATAGCAAATAGGGTGCGCCTAAAATGCCTAATGTCTTTATCGCCTATACTAAGTTTGAATAAACTAATCTGTTTAATGACAACTTTAATGATGAAATACATAGCTAATGCGCTAGTAGCTAGCAGAACTTCGATATATGGTATTAGCTTGATCATTTTTTCCCCACTCTTTTAGGCTGGTGGCCGCCAGCTGCAATATATATTTTAAGTGTAAACCCATTTGCTACCAATAGATCATTTAAATGTCTATTAGTCTCTTTGGCCTTTTCTGCAGCTTCCTGGCTAGCGCTCTTATGTAACTCTACCTCAATACGACTTTGGGCTGGTGGTTGAACCACCATAGGAGTAACATTTGCTTTTCTCTTAAACCAATTCATTTTTTACCACCTTTTACCGCTTCTATTTTAGCAGCAAGTAATTCATTAGCTTGTGAGTTTCCAGACAGAACAATTTGATCATTTTTTGCCATCTCACGGTAATCTAGCGTGTGAGTTTTATTGTCGTCTAGTCTGGCATTCTGGAGTGAGTCAATTTTAACATCCTTTTCATCAATCTTTTTTGTGTAGTAGCTGAATAAAAAGCGAATAACTAGTGCCATGACAATAACTGTTACACCTAACACGCCCTGGGTAAAGTAGTAACCAATGGCACTTGATGCAGGGTCACTATTAGTAGCGGCTAAATATTCTACCATGATTATGCGCTTTCGTAGCTTTCATACATAGTACTGCCCGGAACGCTGCTAATACTACTTAACCTTTGTGTGCCGTACAGTGATAAATCATGTAGTTCTGACTTCTTGAACCACAAATCACCTGCAGGATTAGTAAATACTATGTTTTCTGAGTACGGACCGGCTGTTTGCTGAATGCTGTTTGCTGGTGGTGCATCAACCGGGGTTAGCATTGCCCTTTTGGTGGCTTCCATGACTACCCACTTCAAAACAGATTCATACGCGCTACTAGCGGCCTTTTTAGCATCAACATCAACTCCTACATTAGATCCAATTACACGTAATCTATCACTAGCCAAGTTGAGTAGTGACTGTGCCCTAGTCTGATCATTAGTATCTAGAGTCTTCCAAAATGCCTGTAGTTCGGCAACTGTAGCGAAAGCAGCCATTATTTTGTACCTCCATTACTGCCACTCATAAATGATGCAGAGTTATTTTGTAATCTACGCTGTACAAGCTGTTCTGCCTGCCTTATGCCAATACCCATCATCTGGTAACCCTCAACAGTTCCTACAAGCTCTGGCATAGCCTGGAATAGCTTATACATAGCATCACCAACCTGGCCAATGTCTGCTTGGAATATTGGTTGCCATGCTGGGATTATGTCCCTAAGTCCTGCTGGGATTTCATTATTGTTGTCTAAGGCTAGACGTAGTGAGATTACAATTTCTTTAAACTGTTTGCCCATTTCTGCCTGGCTATTCTTAGCTTCTAACAAAAGATCATCAGACATTGCCGCTAGGCTTTCCGCGCTAGATGGATTGCCCGACTCATAACCCAAGTTTCGTAGCGTAAGTGCTGTCTCTGCACAAAAATCACGGGCTTTATCTTTTTTGCTAGTCTCAAAACCATCAATACTCATCTGTGCTAGCTGTCCAATGTCTGGGTGGTTGCCGTCTTCGTCAACGTTTATTGCCCATACCTTGCCAATGGCACTATCTAGATTTGCATCCTTTTCTGCGCCCTCTGCAAGTCCGCTAATATAGCGTTGGGGCAATGCATAGAACTCTTCGGCCAGCTCTTCACGGCGCTTAAGACGGCCTACCTCATTAATTATCCTGCGTGCAGTGTTAGTTAAGCGTGATTTACCTAATGGGCGGTCTGCGCTTGATCGGTGGGTAATTGGGTGCAACATTGTGCGACCTGTAGGATTTGGCGTAATCTGGACCAATGACATGTTTTCATAGACTGCCGTGTACTCTGGAGTAAACAAAATGTAATCTTTGGGGGCATAACCTAAGCCGGGCTGCTGTCTTTTTGGCATATGCCATTTTGTGACTGCTAGTCCACATTTAAGTAGGCCAGTAGTTTGATCTACTTCGCCTGTCGCTTCTAATGCAGTAAATGGGACTAATACTTTACCACCGTTACCATCATCTGAGATTGCAATAAACGAACATCCTGCAATAAATGCATCATGCTTTGCCTTAGAAAGCACCGTAGTGCCCCCAATTTCATCTAAATATGTGTTTATACTAAATTTGTCATTAGCAAAACCATCAAAAGCTACTCTATCTGACAATGTATTTACTGCACGGCTTGCCCAACCAATGCCGGGGCGTATGTGGCGCATTCTAACAGGGGTAGATATACCAAGATCAGTTATATCATTATCGGCATTGTAATAGTCGTACTTATCTTGAACTTTTACAAGTTTAGATACTAAGCAATGTAACAGTCTGTTTGCCGTCCTATTTGCATGTTCTATGATTTCGTCAATTGCTGCAGGTTGCATTAGTTTTGCTGTCCTTTTAAGCCAGTTTTACCGCAACCGTTAGCGTATTAATTATTGCCGTTATTATACCAGATATTGTAATTGTAGCATAAGTGCAATGTTGTCTAGTCTAACTCTGCAATTCTCATAAATACACCCGGTTGTTTTGGCGCATGTACAGCCTTAAGTGAAATTTGGGGGACAAACTGCCACTTATCATCTGGGATTACTAAAGCTTCAACTAACATATCTAGGATACTTGACAGTCTGTTATCTAGATCTGCTTTGGCTGCAGTACCAAAATATACAATAACATCAATAGATACTGGCTTTATAAAGCGCACACGGGTTTGCTGTCTGAGTAACAATATTGATTCTGCTTGCCACTGAGTAAATTTATTATTCGGTATTGAAATACCCGACTTTAGGTTGATGCGGCTATTCTTTTTACTTGGCACATTACCGGCCAAGTAAATCTCTACCATTTTAGGATTTTGCATAGTTCTTTAATTGCCCATTACGTGATTTATAGCCCTCTGTACGGATTGAGCAATCACAACCGCCATGCCTTTTAAAAACATCTGCAGTAGGATTAGAATACTCACCGGCTAACGATTTGCACCATTTACAGGTATCACCGTTTGTAGTGCGTATGACTCTTGGGTGCTTCCCACTCTGTTTAGCTACTATAGTTGCATCATGCTGTGCCTTGCTAGCGGCATGGTCCAGATAGTTTTTAACGTACTCTCTAAGCCCTAGTGTGCCTGTAGCAACACTTGCTGCAGCTACCTTGGCAAGCCCATAATGCCTATCATCCATGCCTGGACCGGTTGTGTGCTGAATCTCGTAGTCAAATGCATTCATATCATAAACCTTGGCATATATTGCCGCGCCAACTTCTCTAAATAGAATCTCTTGATTCAATTGTCTAATTTCTGGGTCAATCTCTGGATTGTTAATAATAGCTAGGGCTGCCATAACCTTATCTAGAATAGTATTGTTTAGTTTTGCGTAGTCCATTAGAAACTCCAGCCATTAATAGTTGATTTAATGTCTTCTAGCGTGCTAATTGTTTTCTGTACACGTTTTGGGGCATATTCTGTTGATCTAGCTGGTGGTTTAGTAGCAATCAACACATCTATGAGCTTCGAAGCTTGTAGGCCATCTAAAGCGCTTGTAATCTCTGCTAACGTTTGAGCATCTGCAACTATCTGGGCATTTTCACCAACTATAGAGTTAGAAATTAAAAGTTCTTTTACCTCTTTAAACTCTTTGGTTTTCTGCACTACTAGATCAGATATGTATTTACTTTGTGCTTCTGTTGCCATTTTTCACCTCTGATATATCTACTGTTGCCGTGCCAATATGCGTAACCCCGTTTTCATCTTCCATCTGGGTTGCAATTTGAAACCTTAGTACATTTTCGCCTTTATCGTTTTTTGCAGCTTTGGCAAGTAGCCAATCTTCATCTAGTTTTGCGCCCTCTTGTTTGCTCACCATCTGCACATCTCCGGTGAAAGTGTTAATGTATGGGTATAATTTCTTAGTCATAAGCATATTCTATCATACAAAAACACCCCATTGCTGGGGTGTATCTGTTAGCGTGATTAAGATTAAGCGCTAGGAGCAACGCCGTCAATAAGCGCAAAAGCTGTTTCGTCCATGATACCGAAGCCAATTACTGACTCTGCACGGATAGCAACTTCGTTAGTTCGCTTAAGATCACCATTACCATCTGGGTCACCGAACTCAATTAGTTCTAGTGGCATGTCACGGGCAACACCCCATTTGAAAGCTTCAAAGTCACCCATGATAGCGTTAAGTGTTGGTGAAACTAGTTCCTGACGGCCAGATACTGTATCACTAGCAGCTGCCATTAAGCCCTGGAACATGTCGAAGCCGAAGCCTAGGCCAAGTTCTGGATACAATGGTGTGCCCTGTGCGTTCTTAGTGCGTGCAAGCTGTCCAGCAAATACTGGGTCAAGTCCAATACCGGTAGCAATATAGCCGCTGGTCTGCAAAAGCTTTGCTGCATTTTCCATGTCGGTCTGTGCGTTAGCTGTGCGTGTAACACGGCCTACAGAGTTACCAGATTTGTTAAAGTAGTCACTGACTACACCAGTTGTACCAGTTACAGGGTTAATACCGTGAATAGCTAGCAAGTCTACAGCTCTTGAGATTGCAGTTGCAGCATTAGCAACTAGGTTCTCAATGATTTGTGTCTGGTAGTCTTCATCTTCCCACTGTACTTCATTGCTGAAACGGTAGGTAATCTGGACTTTATAAGTCTTTACAGTTTTCTTGGTTGGTACACCTGATACAGATGATTTCTGTCCACTCTCACCAACTAATTCTGCTTTAGGAGTTCCAGTAAATGTAAAGTGGTCCGTAGATCCAACTTTAAGCTCTGGCTCACCTGGAGTTAGTTTTGCAAGAATACCACCACGAATGTTTTTGCGCCAAGTCTTACCGGTGTGGTTTGCCAAGTTTAAGACTGATGTTCTAAGGGGAGTAGCCATAATTGGTTATCTCTTTCTATACGATTAAAATTATTAACTAATCGCCAGACTTTTTACCGAATAAATTTTGAGCTACTTTTTTAGTATCAGAGGTTTTTTCGCCGGGCTTAGGTGTCTTATCAATTACAACTGGTGAACCAGTCACGCCCTTAGCAAGCTTTTCGGCCTGTTGACGTATTGATGCTTCATCTTCACCATTAACGAACTCTGCTAGCTCATCTGACAGCTTAAATTCGTGGATTGTCTTAACCTTTACTGTCTCCAGTTTGGCTTTATTTAACTCTGCTTGTACAGCTGATGTTGCTTCACCTGCGGCTTTGAGTTTATCCTCGTATTCTTTAGCAACAGAGTCTACCTTGCTAGCTTTGTCCTTTAGATCATCGTAGTCTGCAAATTGCTTCCTCTGACGTTCTAAACGTGTTTCAACTAGACGGTCTACATCTGCTTGAGTCAATAGATTGTCTTCTACTGGCTCGTACTTATCGCCATCTTTTTTAAAATATTCAGTCATTCCCTCTTTTCCTTTCCGGTGAGTAACCGTTGTTTCTGACTTAATAGGATATTAGCATAAACTTTTTGTTCAAGTCAACAATAGTAGTATTTTGAGTAAATCTAGTATGCAACTATAAGGATATAGCCATCGCCGCCCCTACCGCCGCCACCGCCTGTCACTCCAGCACCGCCACCGCCGCCACCACTGCCTAGCATACCTTGCCCACCTTTGCCGCCAGTTCCTGATGCACTAGCAGACCCACCACCACTACCGCCTGTTGACATCAAGAATGGTGTTCTTACAAAGTAGCCTGGGTTGCCTGCACCGCCTGCTGTTGTACCACCAGCGATTGTTGGTACTTGCGCCGCGCCCGTAATTGCACCGCCTGCAAAATCTGCTGATGTAGTACCTGCACCACCTGCACCACCCGTAGTAATTGGCATACCAGATGCAAATGCGGTGACAGCGCCACCAACTGCACCAGCTACTGCACCGCCTGCACCGCCTGCCAATCCACCACTAGCTGTCCAGTTACCCAAGTTAGCTAGTGCGCCAGATGAAAAAGCAAAGACTGTTGATGCAACACCTGCAGCACCTACAGCCGCTGCAGTTCCAGCACCGCCACCGCCTGCAGATGCACTTCCACTTGCTAATAATAAGTTGCCAATAGTTGTATTGGGTGCTGCAGATATAAAGCTAAGAGCGCCTGCTGTTCCAGCTACACCGCTACCTGTTGAACCTGTACCGCCCTGTCCTACGTTAATATAGATAGTTCTGGGCAGTATGCGTGCTGGAAATACAGCCCTTGCGACTGCGCCAGAACCACCACCGCCGCCGCCGCCCCTAGCAGATGCTGCAGCTCCAGTAAAGCCACCACCGCCGCCGCCGCCTGCACCTATAAGTAAAAACTCTACATGATTTGCATTTTGTGGAACTATCCACGGCACAAAAAAACCAGCAGGCATACCGGTAGCGAATTCCTGTATGGCAAGTCGTTTACCGGGTAATGGTAGTATGCCCGGATTCATTATAAATCTGCTCCAAGTGCGACTACATCGAATGATTCTGCATTATTTGATGTCACACCTAATTTATTAGTTGTGCCCATGAGAACTAAGTTGCTGAATGTACGGGCATCTTGCCATGAACCAACTGTGCCAGATGGTGTTATAGCTGATACCGGGATTTCATCTAAGAGCTTCCACGTTGAACCATTATCTATTGATATGAATAGTCGAATCATGCCAGCAGTAGTAGTGTTATTAGCTTTTGCCCTTATTTGGTCTACCCTAAAACCGGTAGCAGAACCGGTAGCTAATGTATTAATCGTACCGCTTCCATCACGGGCTGTATTTGCGGCTGATAGCCTGAAATGATCTATTGATCTTGGTGTTGATGCGTATGCTGGGCGTAGTGCCATATCTTATATCTCCTTAAAATGCATTTAAATAAACTTGACTATGTACCAGATCAATATCAACTGCTACACCTGCTTCTAGTTTACCAGCTGTGACTGCGTTGTTATCAATAACCCATGATGTGCCACCAGCTGATGTAGTTATATCGCCTTTATCACCATCTGGAATTATTGAATCTATTGTAGCAGCGGTTAAATCAATAACATTACCAGAATCAGATATGCCAACTGAACCATTAGAACTAGTTATGGCTTTGATCTGAATTTCAAAATCTGTAGCTGTAGTTGCGACATTCTGATAGAACAATGGGATGTTAACACCACCGCCGCCTGCATCTACGCCAGTCAAGCTAACCGCACCAGTCTGTGTGTTGATAGATGTGACACCACCGCCGCCTGCACCAGTTGCAGTTAGATCTGTTTCTACTCCTGTGTCATCTTTAATGTAAAGCTTGCCATCTGCCTTTGCATAAATGTGAACATAGCCGCTTGGCGGTGTTGACGGTGCTGTAACCTCTTTAACTTGCACCTCTGTTACATATATTGGCCGACTAAGTTTTTTCATTAAGCTATCCTGTAATTACTACACGAATTGAGTTTGTAGCCGGGGCGGTAGCAAATCCATAAGTAGTTTGTGTAGATGAGGAAAGTGTAATGTCGCATTCAACTTCTGCACCTGTTGAAGCATCAAAAGCCTGTGCATTATTGAATTGTGAACCTAAGCCATGTGTAACCGCAATCGTAGTACTAGTACCATCGCCGATTAGTCCAGTGAATTTTCGTGCAAAGTCTGCAACGCTTGCGGCGGTAAGTGCCTTAGCTGTATCTGTCTTAGCTTGTGCTTCTGCTTGAGTTGCAAGCTGTACTTTACCTTGTACCGAAGTTGTAGCAGTCGGAACAGTGACATTACTAAACTGTATGAACGTAATGTTAGTTGAACCAAGTGTGATTGTTCCGTTGACATTACATACAAAACCTACATCTGCATTTGCTGTACCCTCTTGAACAAACACATAGGCTTGCTTCATTTCTGCACCAGTGTCTGCATCTATAGCACGGGTTGGCGCACCACTAGCATTTACAGTATAAATACCGTTTTCTGTTTGGGTTGCTTGGTCCTTAATGAGAATACGATCATTTGTTGCAAGGGTAACACCATCAATTACAGAACCGTTAGCGAATGATGTTGCTAGAGTGCCTGCTGTTGTTGTTGCCGCACGTACAGCATCTTTAGGGCTTAAGCCCTGCTTAATTCCATCAACATAGCCTTTGGTGGCTGCATCAGTTGCATTTGTTGGGGTTGGAACAGTGACAACTCCGGTAAACGTTGGGGATGCTAGGGGTGCTTTGGCGGCTAGATCTGATACTAACCCTGTTACTTGTGATTCTGTTATACCAGTTAAAGCAGCACCGCTACCGTTTGGGGCTAAAACATCAGTGCCAATCACTAAACCTAGGTTTGTTCGTGCGCCTGCAGCGTTAGATGCGCCTGTACCGCCATCTAGTACAGCAACATCTGTTCCACCTGGGTTGTAGTAATCTGTTCCAGCAGTTGCTGCAGATACTACGCCAGCTGTGCCCTTAAGCAGGCCGCTAAGTGTTGATTTCTTGATAGATTTACCAGTAGTGCCGTTAAATAGCACCAACTGATCTGCAGAAGAGGATGTCTCAATACTTGTAACGTCACCGCCGCCGCCCTGTACAGTCAAGTCTACCCAACCAGTGCCATCATATATGTAGAAGTTTTTGTCTGCTGTATTGTAGTAGATAAGCCCCTCTACAGGTGAAGCAGGCGCACTAGCTAGCTTCTGAATGACAGCATTTAATAGTTCGTTTTTTGCTACATCTATGTTAGTTAAGAATTTCTTTGACATGCCCTGCTCCTATTATTAGTTACAGTATACAGTACCGCTAAAGCTTGCGCTAGATATAAGCTTGACCGTATTTAGATCAATATACTCAATATCAAGTTCAATATCATCACCTGCAGTGTCCTCTACTCTTACAGATGGGTACTTTCCGAAGTTATGATTAACGACTATTTCAGATAGATTACTAAATGTATACACAAATCTTAGATCATCACCTGATGATGTTGGAATCTCTGGGTAACTAATAGGAACATCAACTGCAGAACGCCTTGCAAACACATCAATATATATCTGATAGCGCCAGTATTGGCCAACTAAATCATCTAATTTAATAAGCGAATTTACTTCTGCCCGTGTTACCGGTTCTAATGCCCTAAGCTCTGGTATCAAGTCTGCAATCTCATAAGCCTTGTCGCTAGCATCAGACCGGCTAGACTTGTGATAGACTTCAACCAATATTTCTGCCTTATCTAGCACCATGCTTTCCCTAGGCCCACCAGTCCTATCGACTAGCACATATTTTTCCGGGCGCAATTTGGGCTGATCACCAAATACTGCCCAACCACTGTTAAGGTTTGCAGTTAGCCAACCAATTACTATCTTTTCTACATTAACGTTAGACATTATAATTTCACCCCTTTAGGTTCTGCCAGTTGAGTAGTCATATCGTTGCCGTTATGCCATCTATCATACTGCATAAGTGAGCAGCAACCAGCCAGCCTATTATCTGCTATGCATTGAATGCATGTATTACCCGTCTTACCGACATGAATGGTCTTAGTGCCACAATGATCACACTGCCTGACGACAATGTCTTTTTTAGTGATTGTGACTTTATCCAAATTAGCCATTTAGACACTCCGCACGTATATAACGATTCCACCTAGTGGGTGTATTGCCCGACATAAACACTACGCTGTCGCTATCTAGCCGAAAAGTCTTACCGTTCCATTCAACATCAGAACTACTAACGTCACCTGTAAAAGCTTTTGGTAGATGTATGCGGACTTGATCTTTGCTCTGGTGCATTGCCTGTTCCTCACGGGCGGTAGCAGGTTCTGAAACTGGGGCAATAAGGCAATCTGCCACTGCAACGTTAGTTGCCGTAGTTGTTGGGTTGTTCATATCATCAACGCCGCTTGCTACTTGCTTAACAAATGTTAGGGTTGTGCCAATCATAAGCATATTTTATCACATATCCACGGTGCTATAATGTACATATGGATGAATTGGAGTTATGGGAAGACATTGATGGTTATAAAGGCTACTACCAAGTAAGTAGCTTGGGCAACGTAACGTCATTAGATCGTACTATTATATCTATACAGCCACGATATAAGTTACCGCGCCTAATACACCGCAAAGGCAAGGTGCTTAAGCCTGCGCCTACTAATAAAGTAAAAGACGGCCTATGCCGATACCTAAGAATAGTATTATGCAAAGATAGCAAGCTTAAAACCTATGAAATTCATAGACTTGTATGCCTGCACTTTGTACCTAATCCGCATAATAAACCTATCACCAACCATATAAATGCAAACACACTTGATAATAGAGCAAGCAATTTAGAATGGTGTACTGTACTTGAAAACAGTCAACATAGTATCAGACTTGGTAGGGCTTTTTGGCAAAAAAAACACTCCAATAATACTGTCTAGAATTTCAATGTCAAAAAGCCC